AGTTACTTAAAATCAACGAGATGCACAACTTTTTCTCCATAAAAATATACTAATTTTCAGGCGGTTTTTTAATTCCGCCAACAGGTAATCTAACTCTCATATCCCCTACCCCTTTTCTCTCAATGAAAAGTGTTCTTCGCACAAAAATGGGCAGGAAAACGCTTTTCTTGCGTCCCTGCCCTTTCTAACAAATGATATTATGATTGAACCTATTGAACTCTCTTCTTGATGCGCTCCTTTATCCAGTTTACCGCAAGAAGGAACAGAAACAGAATCATGCAATCGCCAATGAATAGCCTTACCTTGTGCCAAGTGCTCGCTGGCTTCTCTACCTCCTTGGTCTTGTATCGGTTCACGTAATGCTTGACTTTTACGGTGTCGGTCACGAAAACGTAGGTGTCCCCCACGATGGTGTCCGTCTTGGTCGTTGTCTTCCACCTGGTTGTCGTAAGGTTGTGCCACCGCTCCTTGATTACGGTGTCGCCCTTGATGTACACCAGCACGCTGTCCTGCTTGAATACGCTGTCGTGCTGCCGGGTGTCCTGCCAGTGTATCTGTCGCTGGTTCACGCTGTCAAGTCTTACACTGGTGTGTGCGCTATCGCGATAAACTGTGTTATTTTGTGCTGTTTTTGCGCAGGAACAGCCCAAAATCAAAAGTGGGGTAATTATAAGCACGGCGAGAAATAACGCCACAGAACGCAAATTTCGCCCTTTTCTTGAATTTTCCATACTCTATAAACGTCAGATTGATGTGTTTATTGTGTAAGCACCTTAATTTCCAGGGCTTCCTTGGCTCGCTTTAAATACTTTTCGCATTCTGCCAGCCCTTTGTACCCTCCGTTTATCTTCCTTCGGATAGCCTTCAAGTTGTCTTGGTCTGCCAGCTCATTACAGCCGAAGGTGTCGAATACCCACATTGAGGATTTCGTTGCCCCAAATGGTCGCTCCAGAAGCTCTGGTGTCCCAACAACATCGAAGCCGCAATAATTGGCATACTTTTTATAGTTGGCTCGCCCGGTAATCTGTATCAATCCCCTGCCCTTATACTTCACGCCATCGCCCTGCTGGGTGTTGCCGAGGTCTTTCCTGCCCTCGTAGGCTCTGCCGCTTGCAAGCTCCTTGGTGTATCTCAGCTCGCCCGATTCGTGAGCTATCTGTGCGAGGTAGTGCGCCATTCGCAAAGGAGTATTGATGCGGAAATGCTCTGCCCATCCGTTGATGATTGGAAGATAGGTGTCTGCCTTGCTGCCTGCATTCGGCATTACCTTTAAAAGTTGCGCTCTAGTTATCCTCATTATCTCCTCCTTTCTTCCGCTCTTCTTTCATTATCTCGACAACTGCCTTCGCAATTTCATCCTTGTTCTCAAGTATTACCTGCATCGTGCGGTCCTGCTTGCGTATCTCTGCCTTCTCGTATGCCTTCTCCCGGATGCTCTTGAACTCGCACAAAAGCAGGTACACCGTCCACGCTATGGAGAATATAGGGAAGGGAGAGATAATACACGTAGCTACGTCCATAAGCGAAGCAATACCGAATGTCGGGAAATACTTCTTTGCCTTGTCGCACGTCTTCTTCAAGCCGGTTGACGTTCTTGCAACATGCAGTTCCTTCGCCTTCTGTATGCCTGCTATCAAGTCAATTGTCATCGCTATCAGAATTGTAGCGAAACAGATAAAAATTACTAGGGCGCACAGATATAGGTGGTGCACCTGAAAATCGTGAAATACTTCGCTCATATCAATTTATTTTTTTTGGTTATTCCAATTTCTCCCAGTCGATGGTCACACCCTTCCCGATGATGTCTGCCGTCCACCTGCAGAATGCCATACCCTCGTATCCGTCTGGATCACTGGCTACGGCAATGGCATACTGTACGCAGTCGCTCTCGGTCTTGATTACCTTCGGGTAGAAGTCCGCATAAGCCATATTTGCCAAATAGAGAATATCCCCGATGGTCGTGCCCTTGGAGATTATCTCGTTGTTTGTCGCCAGCCGGATTTCGTCAACAGTCCATCGGTGGCTCGTTCCATCTACGTTCTTCATCTGCTCGCTCGCCTTGATTGCTAGCTGCTTCGTGAAGTGGTAGCCGTGCTTGGCAACGTATGCCGCATATCCGCTGGCTCCCATCAAAGCCTTTGCTGCCTTCTCGTATGGTAAGCTGTGGATGATGTCGCTCTCTTGGTGCTGGTGTCGCTCTTCCTCGCTATCGCAAGAATGGCGCAAAACGATGATTTTCTTCATTGTACGCCCTCCTATCCTAGCTTGTCGAGTAATTGTTTGACCATACCACGAATGCCGCTTATATCGCCCTCAAGTGCCTTGAAACGCTTTTCGGTTTCCTGCTTCTCCTTGATTGCCGGGTTCAAAGCTGCAAGAAGTTCTTCGCCCTTGGCTTTCCGCTCCTTGCTTGGCTCGTATGCCTTGATTATCTCATCGGCTTCATTTACCAATTTCCCAACTTCGGGCAAAAGGTCTGCCTTGTCGGTTGCCAGTACGATTTCGCCTGCAAAGGTTACTCCCAGGTGCTCGGGGATGGTGTAGATGGTCTGCTTTCCCTCTACCTCGATTGTTACGTCTCGCATTGGCTGTCCGCTGCTGGAAATGGTTGCGATGCCAGTGTTGATGTGCGGCTGGTTGTCTACGACCTTGCCTTCCTTAACTTCCACCGTCTGCTTGTCTAGCAGATAGACCGGGTGATTTCTCTGTATATTCTTAAATTCCATAATGCGCTCTTTTTAGATAATTCGATAAATAGACAAAAAGGGGTCTCGCTGATAATACAGCGAGTTGCCCCTTGATAGATTTTGCTTAGACCTCCTACGCTCCAGTGGTGGTCGTGGTGGTCTTCAGCTGCTGGATAATGAAACCAGTCTGTTCTCTGCGCTTGCTGTCCTCTAGCTGAATCTGCAAGTCCTGCTGCCAGTGGTTGTTGAGAACATCAACGATGCGCTGGGTGTTGTCCTTGCCCGAGTTCTTCAAGTCGCAAACGACCGTCTGGATGAGGTTGCCGAGGTTACTGAAACCTCGCTCCAGCCCAGTATTGGTGTAGCAGAACCCCTGCTGCATTGCGTTGATGATGTCCTTCTGCCCCAGCTGGTTCTCGTAGCCCATACGGTTGATGTTCTGCTGGGTGGTGCAGCAACAGTCCTTCAACTGCTGGATGATGTTGAGGTTTCCGAGGTTCGCTGCGTTGATTACTCGCTCTGCGCTGAAACCAACCTTGCCGCCTACATCTTGGATTGCTGCCTGCACGCCACAGACTGCATTCTGCAGCTGGTTCATATCGCAGTTAAGATTCTGCGCCAGCTGACCAAGAGCAACATTGTTGCCCTTCACTGCGTCCATCAGGAGAGCCGTATTATTGCCGTCCTGCATCTGTGTGCGAAGGCTCGCAATCTGATTCTGCAATTCCGTGTCCTGCAAATTGCCGCCACGGTTATTCCAGTCTCGCATCCAAGCCATCATCATCATATAGGCAAACGGGTTATTCATCCAGTTGCCCATACCACCGTTCATTGCTGCCAGCATCGTTGCTGGATCGTTGTCTCTACCTCTAGCGAGCAAAGCTGCCGCCAGGTTGTCATTGCCACCGTCCCCAGTGCAATAAACTTTCTCGATTGTGTCTGCCATATAATTTTGAGTTAATTACGTTACGGAAGCCAAATACTGGAATCCGCTGCAAAGATACTCTGATTTTTGGCTCGCTCCAAAAAGTTAGTGCAGGGGTATTTATCGAATTATTGTCAAAGAACGCTTTTGGTTATTTTCTTTTTGTTTCTTGATTAAACACAAATCGGCTCAACGTCCTTGTTTAGAAGGGTCGCTTGCGCCGTGGCAAGTCGATAAACTCGAGACGTGCCGAGATAAGTGTAAACCATCTTGCAAAGATGCCTAACAGCTGGAACGGTGCGGTTTAATACGGTCGCAATGGTCGTTATGCTGAAGCCTGCGTGTATCATCTGCTCAACGACCATACATCGTGTCATCACGAGATTTTCTGCTCTCGACTTGCCGAGAACGTCTTCTCTCGTAATGCTCAGCTCTCCGTTCTGAAGTTCAATAGCACAACACTTGATTACGTTGTCTATAACTCGCCATAGTTCTTTCTCCTTGTCATTCATATATAAAAATGTTTTAATCGTTTCCCAACATAGAATCAATAATTCCGTCAATGGCTTCATCGGTCATGCTCTTCTTAATAGAAGGATCTGCGCCAATTGACTTCATCATCATAGCTACCCAGGGGTTGTCACTCTCCAGCGTGGATTGTATCTGCTCCTTATATGCTTCGTGAAGCTCTCCAGATTCCTTGTAATCCAAAAGAACCGTGCGCAAGGCTTTCACTGCGTAGTTATCCATCAGCAATGGGTTGTCCCTTGCCGATGAAAGTTTGGTAAGAAGCACTGCCAGTGCCTCATGTAATTGTTTCTTCTTTATATTGTCTTACTTTTTAAATTTATAAAGTCAGCGACTTAGAGTTCTATATGGTTTACTCCCCATACTTAAGCTCTTCATACACCAAGTTTGCTTATATATTTAAGATGCAGTCCACCCACTCGGTGTAAATGTTATTTTCCAAGAAGCCTTCTTCTGTCCTCTTACGGTAATATCATTGTCTCCTGCATAAAAATCAAGAGAACCGGAAGTTCTGCCACTATTCTTGGCGTTGTTCAGGAATGTGTCAAGAACTCCAGTAATACCTGTTCCTCCAACGTACAATCTGGTAATGTTATAGAACTTTGCATTTGCAATATCGCCAGTAATATCAGGATTGGAAGAAACTGCCAGTGTCTTGATAGCACTTGATACATAACTAATGTTACCACTAAGCTTTGCATTCTCACAAGTGATATCAATCAAGGAAGACGGAATGTTATTCAAACTTCCTGAAACGGAGCTGTTTATTACAGCTATGGATTTTACTCCTTGCGGAACATTCTCTATATTACCTGCAATATATCCTTTATCTGATTTCAACGAATAGGAAACTATAGATGCAGGCATCTCGTTAATATTACCTTGTATATTAAGAGAGGTCAAATAGACACCTTTGAGAGTGCTTGGAAGGTCTGCTATATTTCCATACAGCTTGTCACTTCTTGAATTGAAAATACGAATATTTGAAGGAATATCCTTTACGTTACCTGAGATATTGTTGATAGCAATCTCTGGAACCTCATTTGCAAGAAGTTTCATGTCTTCTACGGTGAACAAACAATCAGCAGAAATAGGCAGCTTTTTACCTGTAAATGCTGGCAGGAACAATCCGTAAATGCTTGTTATCTCAACTCCATCTTTATTACTCCAAAATGTATTAAGATATTGCTTCCCAACAATAGATACCTTGACGGTTTCTCCTACAGTTGGGGTAATACTAAATACACCAGTAGACTGCGTGTGATTTTTACCTACTGACGAGGTAATATTGGTGACATTTTTAAAAGTAACATTTTTATCTGTTGTTACTGAAACTTCACCATTCACATTGAAACCAAATTCAGCATCTGAACTTGTACTTTTAATATAAAATACAATTTCATTAAGTTTTAAAAGAGAGTCATTATTTACAACTCCATTAAGTTTTGTTACTAAACACTTCATAATAATTATTATTTATTGTAATTTAAATATTTATCTAACATTTTTTCTCGCTCTGTTTGCCATTTTTCAACCCTTAATACAGAATTAAACATACCTCCAACATAAGGATATAATTTATACAAAGAAGTCTCATCTACTGGTTTAATACCGCTGAGATCGTTATTTGTGGCAACAAATGTGGTATTCAGGAATGTAACCTTGTCTCCAGTATTGTATGTGCTAGAATCAGAGTATGGTGTTACGGTAGGATATGCCCATAGTTCATATATCTCCCAACCCTCATTGATGTTGCTTTTTCTATAGCTTGGAGTTTCAGGAAGAAGGCTTAAGTCATCCTTTAGATTTTCATATCCTATCTGCCCTAACCATTCCGTCAAAAGATGCACAATATTATTGACAGAAAGAATATCCCTACTTCTAAGTTCCTTGTATCGTGCCTCTATTTCTTCTTTATAGAGTTCATACAAAATAGAAGTACATCCACCAGAACAAATCTCTGTCAGCCCTCTGCTATATACTCCTGTTCCTTGAAAGTTCATCCCCCATATACTATCTGTATCATACAATGTTGGACACCAATGATAACCGTCCCATGTACACCAAATCCAGTTCTTGGCAAACCCATCGAAATTATAGATATATTGTGATACTATCCAGTAATCAATAAACATCGGAACATTAAAATATTTTTCAAACTCTTCTTTTGTTTTATTTGATTTGAGATTATTCTTTGCAGATGCAAGATGCTGGATAAAGGATTTTACTTGCTTACTCAGCCTATCCGTATCAGATAATTCAAGAGGTATATCACCATTATAGTCATTACCGTTAATATCTTTCAAACCTTTTGGGTTTCTGATCTCAAATTGTGTCCAATCAATGTTTCCTTTCCAGAAATAATCATCAGACAATATTCCGTCAAGGATGATATTGCTTGATTTCTTCTTGTTGCAGAAATAGTTGTCTCTATGCTTTTTCAGGTTCCATGTATAAAGCCCATGATATACACCATTCAAATACACTACAATAGGAAAACCATCTGGGTGTCCAAGTGCACCATTTTCAAAATCGGATTTCATATCGGAAGTTCCTTCTTTGTCAGTAGCACCATTTAGTGTATAAGACCAGGGTCTTCTTTCAGAATATAGACGTGTCTGATACACTTCTTCCATTAAATGATAGGCCACAATACATTGCCCACGGAATGAGTCAATATAATATTTCTTAAGGTGAAAACTATCTTGGGCAACCCAATTACCGAATTTTATCTCACTTCCATCTGTAAAATCTATAGCTTGATTCTTTACTTCATATCCCATGGATGAAGAACCTTGCGCATTAAGCAAGACCTCTTTTCTGAAATAGTTTCCATATTTATCTAAGTATTCCAGCGTACATTTCTTATCGGAAGTCTTATACTCAGAAAAGTGCATGTCTGGAGAAGTAATATTTACTATTGAAGCTATTTCGGGTATTGGTAATATAACTAGGCTTTCATTGCTCCAATCTTTACCTATCCTCAATTCTTCTCCGTTTTCTTTCATTGTATTAAGTAAGGATTTTGCACTTTCTTTTGTAAGTGATAACTTCTTTTCTATAGACATACTGCTTTCATGCCTCTGACCTTCTGAATCCCTATATCCAAGCAACTTGCCTTCAGCATCTGTTGTAATTTCAGTCCTTCCTTCAGGGTCATCAATATGAGAAAACTCTTCTGGAATGGTCTCAGACTTAACCTTATAGAGATAATGGCTACCATCAGGATTTGTTGCAGATAATACCCTACCTTCTGCATCTTGCTCAACTGCAAGATATTCCTCGTTATCCTTCAAAGAAAAAACATCAAGGAGTTCTTTGAGATTGGTATCTATTATACCTACCTTTTTCTGCAAAGCATTGACAGAAGGGATTTCACCAATGATTTTTCCATCTCTTCTGATACCAAGGAGCACATGGTTATCAGTATCAAGCCAAGCTGCAAAGTATTCCTCGTTCTGAATGACGTGATACATTTCATTGAGTGGATAGTATGGCTTACCAGTTGCTCTATAGATGCCAAAGAGTACCCTATCCTCAGAGTCAACGATTGCTATTAAGAACTCCTCATTTTCAATAACTCTGAAATGTTCTTTTACTTCATCTTCAATGAGAGACTTGCCTTCTTCTTTATCTACCTTACCTTCCTGCAATGCTGCGATGCTTGCAGACAATTCTTTCTTGGCAGCATTAATAGCTTCAAGAATATCCGTCTTATCCTGCTGGCACTGGTTGATAATCTCTTGCAACTTGGCTCTGATTGGTGCAGGAACACCCTTGCTCCACTCAATGGAACCATCAAGCTGGATTCCAAACAAGAAGTGGTCTTCTGCATCTACTATTGCCTTGATGAACTCTGGAGACTCAATTTCACGGAATGGAAGGGCAAACTGGGAGACTACCTTTTCCTTTGAATCGCCGAACTCTTGGGCAATACTCTCCTTGTCGAACTTCTTGCCAAGTTCGGTATCAACACGCTTCTGCTCTTCGGTAAACTTTGTATCAACATCAAAAGTATCTGCCTTCTTGCCAAGCTCGGTGTCCTGCTGCTTGGCAATATCCGCAAGACCAGCGAGAGCACCGCCTACCCTCATGGCTGTGTTCTCGCCCACCTTCGTAGCGTTCTTTACCGCTTCCGCCTGCTGTTTAATTTCGTCTATTGTTGCCATATATTAATCTCCTATTGCGTGAATGTGTGCCCTCGTTCCTCGCTGTGCCTTCACTTCCCCTTTCGGTGTGAATGTCTTGAGGTATTCGAGTGCATCGGATAAATATCTTTCTGCCATATCAATGATGTCGTTGTATTGCTTGTTGCTCGATACATCTTGAACGTGGTCTGAATAATCGTCTCTGTGGCGCATTCCACCAGCTCGGCTTACAATTGTGCCATCGGCACGGAAAAGCCTCGCATACGTGAAATAAGCGAGTGCCTTGCGTATTCCGCTTGTGTACTTCTGCACCTTGGTTTCATCTTGGCTGCAATAGCCCTCCATCTTGGTGTATTCTCCACCGTCCAGGAAGACCGCAGGCTGGAAATCGGGCAATACTGAATCGCCCCACTCTCCCTGCTCGGTCGCTGCCTTGAAACGTTCCCACCCGATGGCTGGTATGATGTTCGTGTCCTCGCATTCACGAATGTATGCGTTCACTTCATCCTCATCTAGGTGTGCGCTGGTCGGTCGTGCCAGTTCCCGGAACTGTTCAACCGTGATAAGTTGCTTTCTTGTCTGTTCTCCCATAGGCTCAATCAATTAATCTATCGTATTATTCCCTGCCGCTTCGCTGCTGATATACTTCAACGGCTGTAGCTTTGGGTCTAGGTTCTGAATGGCTGGATCGTGCCAGTTCTTGAAAATCTTCTTGAAGGCTCGCTCGATGAAACGCTGCTCGGTCGTCACTTCGCCTGCATAGTACTCGTAGGCATCCTGCATCACTTGTCCGCTGAATCCAAGCTTGCCAATACGGATGGAATAAAAGAGTTCTTGGTGGAACTGTGCGTAGATGCGCTCGATAACGCTGCTGTCGGTCACGGAAAACTCCTTGTCGAAGTTCTTCGTTGGGAAAGCAACAACCTTCGGTTCGTCTTCTTCGTTCTCCACCTCGACAGCTAGAATCTTCGCTGTGTTCTCGTCCCCCTGGAACTGCAAAAGGTCTTCATCGGAAATCATCTGTCCGCTCTCCACCTCTTCGCCTTTCTCGTTGAACTTAGGAACGCCCTTCTTGGTTACGAGCATACACGATACGAGGAAGTTGTTTCTCACGTTTCTCATCTTCACGTTTCCAAGTCCCTCATCGGTCGAAATCTCAGTGATAGCAGAATCGTAGCTGGCTGTCGGATAGATAAACTTTCCGTCTAGGCTCTGCCACAGAATCTGCCCATTGTAGCTGTCGATACAGCCAGCGTTCTCAATCTGTTCAAGAACGATGTCGGGGTCGGGATTGAAGGTGTTGATGCGCTCAATGGTCTTCTCGTTCACCATCAACCGCTTTCCGTTCCTCGTTTTCTTCTGCTCCCAGTCGGGGTGCAGCAAGACGTGCGCCACGTTCCCCTTGTCGTCCGTCTCTTCCAGTCGGCAATTTTCAAATGGAACGTGGCTCACGCTCGACACCTGCCCGAGAACGTTGTAGTTCACGTGAAGGGCGAAGCCTCCAAACCTAGCGAGGTCGCCCGATACGTTCCGAAGCAAATCGTCTGCCGTATCCCCCTGCTGGTTCATCGCTAACGCTGCTAGAATGTCGCTATCGAAGCCGTAGCCCTCAATGAATCGGGCGTAGCGGTTAAGGCAGAGCATTGCCGTTCCGCTGGCTTCCGTGATGCGTGCGAGGTTCTGCGGATATAGATTATCATATCCGTAGGCTTGCATCTTGAATCGGCTCACGTAGCCAATATCAACCCTTCGCTTCGGCTTCTTAACTGTCTTTACGTTCATCTTGCTTGTGTCGTTTTACTTGTTGTTTTGTCACTCTTCCTTGCCTGCTTTTTCGGCTTGGTCGAGGTCTTTTTTCTTGTCGCTGCCTGCTTTTTCGGCAGGATCTTTCCCGGTGGTATCATCTGCACCGCTGTCGCTGCCTGCTGGCGGCTGTTTGTTCTCGATAAGTTCCTCGCTGGGTATCTTCTGAAAGTAGCTCTCCATGTGTGGGTACTTCGTCAGATATTCGTGCGCTACCTTGTCGGTCAGGTTCTCATTAGTGAAAATCTTACCATGGTAGAAATCCGGGCAGGAAATGATGAAGCCTGCCTTCATTACGTAATTACATTGCTTTGGCATAGCCTTTTCTTTTTTGAGTTTTAAACAAATTTCGATTAGAGCATCGTGGTAACACTGCTGGCAGGTTGTCGGAACAAACCGCTTCCGTGTTACCTCGAAATATAGAGATTCAATAACTGCCTTGTCGGATGCGTCAAAGGGACTGTCAAACCGTTCCTTCAACTCCCCGACCTTGGCTATTGCTTCCTCGTAGGTCATAGCTTAACCTCCTACGGCTTCTGTTGTCAGACTAGCGTACTTGGCTGCCGTTGTCTCGATGTCTGTATCAAAGAAGAAATAAGCTGCCTTCGGTACGCTCTCCTCTTCCAGCGTGATAAGCCAGCCGCCCTCGGTGTCGTCTGAGTACTTGTCGTTTTCTACAGCACTTGCCTTCAGTGCCTGCGCATATCCAAATACCTGGTACTCTGCCTTTCCGTCCGCTCCCTTTGAAAGGTTGCGCAGGATGATGACAAACTTTCCGTTCGCCAATCCGTCAATGATATTTGCGCAAACATCGGGTGTATTTGCCAGCACAACGACTGCCACGGTGTTCTTCCAGCTGTTGCGGTACGTACCAACGGTAAGTTCTGTCTTGGTTCCAGTGAATGGCTTGCTGCCCTCCTGCCGGATTGCGTATGCCTTCTTGCCAGTCTTCAGCACCAATGTGCTGATTGTATTACCCACGACAATGGACTTGGTAAAGTCGATGTCGTCTCGGTTGATGATAAGTCCATCGCCCTCCAATCCCTTTGTTACCTGGTCTTCGCAAGGGATGATGATGTCCTGGGCGATAAGGCTCTCGCAAGTTGTTGCCATATTGATTCGTTTTAAAATTGTTATATCCCCAACACCGTTTTTGTGGGTGTTGAGGATTTGTAAACTTAATACTTGATGAAGATATGGAGCGATTAGTAAGCTGCGTGGATCATATTCTCTTCGAGGAGAGCCGTGCCAATCTTACCAGTTGCGTAGATGTAATTTCTTCGCTCCTTCTGGTCGAAGAAGATGTCGAGGTCGCTAATGAGTGCATCGGCATCAGTGCCCACCATAAGGTGCTTAGGATTGCAGAATACCGCGCGGTGTGGAAGATTTACAGTTGTCTCGCCCTTCTCGTATGCGTTAATCATTCTATCCCAGATGCCGACACGTGCAATCTTCACTCCGTTGTAGGTCGCTACATCGAAGCCATCGAACACCTTTTCCCACGGCATAATATCGTGGTAGGTCTGCTTGATGTCGTAGGTCAATGCGTCAGCCAGCGAGCGTGTCATAAGCAACACGGCATCGCTATCGTCAATGATACGTGTGTCCACGTCCATCAAGATGGTGTCAACGAGTGCTGTAGCCGTACCCTTTTTGCGCAAGGCTGAAACCTGCTCTGCTGCCGTGGTCTCGCTGTTGGCTGCGATGGTGGTATGGTTCTTTGCTGCCGTGGCTGTAAAGATGCGCTTGAAGAGACCGTCACAGACGTTGAACATATTAACGTCCGACCCTGCTGTCAGCTTGCCTCCACCTGAACCTGCCAATGCTGCCGCCTTGTCACCGAACCAGCCGAATCGCCAAATCATCTGCTGCATGGCTCGCTGGAGTGCATCGGTGTAGATTGTCATAAAGTCGGTGCTGGTAAGGTCGCCAATCTCTGTACCAGTTTTAAGGCTGTACTCTGCGATTGAACCCTTCAATGCCTCGTAGCAAATCTTGATAGGGATTTCCCACTGTCCGAGTTCCCAACGCTTCATACTATTAGCGATGCCCTTCTCTTCGTAGGTAGGGTCGCAACCGCCACCCTTCTTGCCGACCATATCCATCTCACCGATAAGTGCGATAGGGTCATCGTTCTTGACCTTCATAATGTTCACGAATGAAGAAAAATCCTCATCCTTGTAGAAGGTCTCCTGCACGGCATCCTTGATGCTTGCGAGGTTTTCGGGCTGGAGTGTCAAGTTCTCCAGCTGCTTCTTTGTAAATCCTGCCATTATTTTCTTCTGATTTAATGGGTTAATACTTGGTTACTTCTTGCGCTTGCCGTGGAGCTTGGCAAGTCTCTCCTTGATGGCGTTCTTGCCTTCCTCGACTGGGTTCACGTTGTCGCCTGCGCCCTTGCCGCTTGGCTGTCGCTGTGCTGGCTGGTAGTGGCTGCTGAAGCCTGCCAGCACCTTCTCCGCACCGCCTGCCATCTTCACTGCATTCAAGATGCGCATATCTTCCTTGCTCTTTGCAAGTTTCTGTGCGCTTGCCAGCTGTGCCTTGGTGTCACTCAACTGCTGCTTGAGTGCTGCTACCTGCTGCTGCAACTTGGCTACGGTGTCGTTGTCGGTGCTTGATGCGCTGCCGCCCTCACCGCCTTCACCACCCTCATTGTCGGTGTCGTCTGCGGTCTTAATGTCGGTGATTACACCATCCTCGACAACGATTGTCTTGCCATCGGGCATTTCAAACGTTCCGTCCGGACTTGCCTTGTCGCCAACCTGCGGGTCTCCCTCCTCACGCTCTACGGTCAGTGTCTGTCCGTCCGCTGTGTTGAGTTCCATAGCCTTTGGCTCTACCTTGGCTTGTGGCTCTACCTTGGCTTGTGGCTCTGCCACCGCCTGCTCTGCTTCCTCCAGTGACTTCACGCCCAACTTGGCGAGGATCTTGTCAAGGAGAGAAGCCTTTACTTCTGTTTTCTTCTCCATTGCTTTTGGATTTTGTTGTTTTGAATTAATGAATTGCTCTATATTGCGCTTCGATGCGCTTGCGCTGATTGGTGCAACCGTGCTGCTTATAAGACCTAGGCGCAAAGCCTCGCTGGTGCTGATGAAGATGTCCTTATCCATCAAGGCTTGAATCTCTTCCCGGTCGCACCCGCACCGCTCTACGTATGCGTCCACCATCTTGTCCTGCCACATCTGCATTTCCTCGCCCTGGTTCTTCAAGTCCTTTGCGTTCAGCTGGTCGCCCAGACACCAGCCGGGAACCCACGGATTGTGCAGAAGAAAGGCAGCGTTCTCGTATGCCTTGCGGCTCTCCTTTGGTGCTGCCAGCATAATGATTGTTGCCATACTAGCAGCCTTGCCCTCAATAGTGCAGGTTATCTTCTTGCCGCTCTGTCTCAGTCGGTCGTAAATCGCCCATCCTTCGACAACAGAACCGCCATTGCAGAAGATACGCATATCGATGGTATCATCATCCTTCGGTATGCTTGCCGCAAAAGCATCTATATCTTGAAAGCATACGCAGTCACCACCAAACCATTGATACCAAAACTTGTTGTCTTGGCTGTCGATGTCGTTGTATATTCTGAGTTTAGCCATTGAAACGTTATTTTTAAGTTTTAAAACGCTGCAAAGATACGATTATTTTCGATATGTTTATCTCACAAACAGTTAATTTTCCTAAACAAGCCGAAAATTTGCGCTCTAAGCGGCTTTTACTGCCTTGGGCGTATAACTTTACAACCTTCGACCAAAAACCGCTCAGAACGCAAATTTTGATGAAATAACAACACCGTTAGAGCCTGCCGATATTCTCTATCGTCTGCACTCTCCGCTGGGTGCGGTTTATCTCTTCAACGCTCACTACTGGCTGGGGAGCCATCTGATACCCTCTAGCGACAGCTGCCGCCAGCATATCCATACCGATGTTGCTTCCTCCGTTGTTTACTACGATAGGCACGCCACCTCCAAGCTGGTTGAATGCGGATAATATCGGGCTGAACATCGATGTCGCCTTGGCGGTCATTACGCTCTCGCCATTGGATAGCCTTGCCGGGATGCTATCACTCGTTCCAGTGCCCGATCCTTGGACGTAGCCACCAGTGGAAAAGCCCTTGACGAGTGCTTTTGCGCCTGCAAACGCTGCCTTGACAAGTGCCATCAAAGCTGCTGCGCTCGCCACACCAAACCACGACTTGCTTGCAATCTCCTTGGCGAGGATTTGAGCATAGTAAGCGTTAACTGCTATCTCGATTGCGTCCAGTATTGATGTCAGCATCGATTTAAGGAATGAGTGTAGCGATTTATCCTCGCTCTCGAAGAACTCGGACAGACCGTCTCCCATAGTCTGTATCATATCGCTCATCATTTTCAGTTGCTCTTCCTGCAAAGATGCCTTTTTTTTGTTGGCTTCCTCTTGCTCCTTGACTTCTGCATCACTCAAATCCTTCTGTAGCTGCTCCTGCACGGCTGCATAGTCCTTATAGGCTTGTATCTTGCTGTCAAGGAAAGCCTTGTATCTCTCCAGCTTGGCTGCATCGTCTTCCTCGCCAGTGCCACCGTTCATAATGTCCGCATCCCTGCGTGCCTTCTCTGCGTTCTCGAACTCCTTGTTGATTTCGTCCACAATCTCCTTGGCTTGGTTCTTGATGTCTGCCTTCGCCTTAATCATAATATCGAGCAGCTTAGCCTGCATTTCCTGCGCCTTTTCCGCTCCTATCTCTCCAGCCGCCACGTATGCATCAATGCTTCGTGCCACCATATCCTTCTCCAGCTGTTCGAGGTCGTTGCTGTAGTCTCGGTCGTTGTCGTACATACCTGCGAGGTATCGCTTCTTTGCGTCCATTACTTGCTCGTTGTACTTGTACTGGATAAGCGCAATCGCTTCCTGCAATTCCTTTTCCTGCTTCTTCCTGCGCTCTGCCTCTGCCTTTGCCGCCTTGTCGGCTGCTGCCTTCTCCTTCTTGGTCTTAGGGGTAGTGCTGGCGATATTAGTGCCGTCCTTGAGCTTTGTATTGTCGGTTGTGGCGGTCGCCATAGATGGCGCATCTGCGCTGACTGGTATCTTGATGTTAGCATGGTTAAAAGTATTCTTCATGCCACCAACGATAGCATCAGCCATTCCGCTGCCGAATTTCTTCAAGTCTCCCCAAGCCTCCTTCACGGTATTGCCAAGACCCGAAAAGACGGAGTTAAAGCCATCTCGCATCTTCTTCACGTCAAAGGAGAAAAAGCCCTCAAACATCTGCAACAGTCCCCTCACTGGTCTTGCAACAAGCTTAATGGCATCTATGATGATGTTGAATGCAGCCAAGGCAACCTGCCCGACAGACTTAAACGCAAAGCCTATCAACTGAATCAATCCCCTAAATGCCACGCTTTGGTTATAAAGGTTGATGATTGCCCTCAATAGTTTCGTTAGATGGTTGCTCACGAATGTTGCCGCCTGAGCCTTCATCATTTCGAAACCGCCACCAGTAACGTCAAAGAGTGCACTTGCGGTATCCTTCAAACGCTTGTTGGCTTCCACCTGCTTTTCCTGAGCCTTGGCAACATCACTGGATTGTTCCTTGACCTTATCCATGTTCATCTCAATGTCTCCGAGGGTCTCGATGTACTTTAGACCTGCATCCTCGCCAGGACCTCCAAATATATCTGCGATGGCTTTTCCTACCTTGGCTGATGAAGCAGGGTACTCCTTTAGCTTGTTTCCGACCTCCTGCATGATGTCAAATGTGGTCTTGCTACCGTTTTGCAGTTCTTTCTGAACTTTCTCGCTTGATATACCTATTCCATCCAATGCGGCTGCTGTTGCGGTGGTCATCTCTCGAAGTCTAAGATTACCCTCCTTGATGGTGTCAAGACCCTTATCAGAGAATATTCCCTGCTTGGTGGCGTTGGTTGATATAGCCACGAATTGCTCAGCATTCAATCCAGCTTCCTTTAGGTACGTTGGGTATTCCTTCACATTCTCTAGGAATTCATCACTAGCATTCGCACCAGCCACAAAGCCATCTTGCAAGAGCTTTAGCGATTCTGATACACTGATGCCAAACTGCTTGCTCATTACATTTGCGGATTGCAAGGTTTCGCCAAAATCCACGTCAAACGTCTCGCTGATTGCCAAGGCTTGATTTCTCACTGATTTCATTTCGTCACCGAAAAGCCCAGTGAACTGCATGGTCTTGCGTGTGGCTTCCTCTATGCCCTTGTTGTAGTCATAGAACCATTTGAAAGCCATTCCGACACCAGCCACACCTGCCATAGCGAGAAAATAAGGGTTGGTCAATAAGGAAAGAGCCGTTTTTTTCAACGCACCAAACTTCACCCTTAGGTCTTCCACAGACTTTCCCATTTCCATAACCTTTCCGATTCCGGTATCATCAACAACATCAAAACCGAAAAACTCGGTATTCTGTAGGTCGTCAGCCGCCTTCATCATTGAATCGTAATAGCTGCCGACACTGCGCTGAAACCTTCCTGTAGCCTCCTCAGCCTCTTTCAGTTCCTCTATCAAGTCTTGAATATGCTCCTGCATCTCCTGACCCTTAGAACTCTCACGCTCGGCACGGCTCATCTCATCGTAAGCCTTTGTGGCATTTGAAAGCTGGGCACGCAACTGCTTCAAGCTGCCCTCCTGCTCGTTTTCGGTGCGCACGTTGTTCTGTATCTCCTTTTGCAGCGTGCGCACGTTGTAACGGTATTCCTTGATGGTTGCGTTGATGGCTTCCGTCTGCACCTTCATTTCGTTGGTCGTGATGGTCTTGTCTTTTTCCTGCTGCTGCAAGTCCTTGATGGATTGCTTTAGCTGGTCTATCTTTTCCTTGTATCTGATGATGCCATAGATTGCATCCTCGTACTTGACCTTGATGTCAAGAATCTGCTGTTTGTCTTCACTTACCATAGTTTTTTGTCTTTTAGTTGTTCAACTCTATCATTGTAACCTCGCAGTATCCGCTGTTTGTTGTCTTGATTTCGAGAACAGCAAAATACGCTCCGTACTGAGCAAGGTACACTGGCTTCGTTTCATCAAAGTTCAGTATCTCCAAATCGGAAAGGTTGAACCGCTCCGTTATCTGGTGCGGGTTCGCCACTGTCTTTCTCAACTTTTCCAGCTTGCTGTCGAAGATACCTTGCAGGTCGATGTTGAAAGCCAATACCGCATAGCCGGCATCGTCCTTTGCAAGATTCACGATTCGGTCTTTGCACGACTTGTACTTGGTGGCTGTCTGTACCGTTAACGTGGTTCTACCAAAGGTGCGTTGCGTACTCTCCCACTCGTATATCGGTATGCGGTTTCCGTCCGTGGCTGCGAATGGCAGCGTGCAAACGTCCTGCGTATATTCCAGCGTCTTGTTGTCTATCTCCATATCCGCATCGTTCTTCTGAAAGACGGTGTCGTCTTCCTTCCACTTGTAGATATTATGCTGGCAGTAGTCCTCTACGCTGAAATCGGTCTGCCTTGGATGGTTGCAGGCTTCGCTTTGGATGAGCTTCTTCGTCCAGTCAACCGCTTGCGCCTTGGCTTCCCATAGGCTCACAATGTCCGCAAACGCAAGTCTGCCATCGGTGAATCGCTGGCTTGGGAACGTTGATGTCAGAATGCAGATACACTTCAGAAAATCCGTCACCTTGATGTCGGGCAGGTTCTTGCCGATAGGGAAATTTCCTCCGTAGGGCACTTCATCGCTCTGACTGATGCTTGCAGAAATGCGTCCGTTGTACCCACGAAGTCCTCTCAAGACTCCCTTTCCGTAGTGCTTGAACTCGAAGGTCACGATGTCGCCCTCTTCAAGTTGAATCTCCCCTCGCCCTGCTGCAAGGTGTATGAACCGTCCGTTTACCTTGTCCGAGTCGTAGTCTGTAATATACCCTCTAGAAGAAGGATAATTTTCATCTATCTCCAAGCCTGCGATGTATGTCTTGGTGTACTCGCTTTCCTCCTGGTCGCTCGTATGCTTTGATACGACTTTGATTTCAACGTAGCAAGGATCATACTGATATACTCCGTTCCATTCGGTAGAGCCTTCGTAAGAGTTTCCGATATGCCCATTCGGGCGTGCATTCGATGCGTCCCACGACCAGTTCATCTGAACATCGAAAATCATCGTGCAGGCAATCTTTACTTTCAGCTGGCTGTATCTGGTCGCAAGTTCAAGTCCATCGAAGACCTCCGATAGGCTCGTTGGCTGGAATTCAAGAATGCCGAGGTTCGTTGTTGCGATGAAAGTACCCTCAAAGCTGCCTACGACCGTCTGTGCATCTGCCTTCCTTGTAATCAATGGGACAGCAAGCCCCTTGATGGTTTCTTTCGCCTGGCTGCTCCATCCGAATGCAACCCCGGTCTGTGCCGTGATAAGGTCTAGGATATATTGTGCCGTCACGCTTGGCTGGATTGCCCCCTTGTCGGCATAACCAAAAGAGCCACCTCCACCAAACGAACCGCCTCCGCTCGAAGAAGTCTGTACTTCCCTGCTGCTGGCTCTCGCCCGGCTCTCAGTCTCGCTCTTAACTCGAATGGTCGTTCCAGTGCTGTATTCCTTGATTGCGTTGATGACCAGCCACTCTGCCGTGGCTGGTGCTTGAAGGTCTATATCGATTGGCTCACTCTCGCTGGTGTACTTCACGCTGTATGGTGCGAATCTCGATGTCTTGTATTGTGTTCCGCCCGATACGTAGTAGTTGCTTTCCGAAGCTTCGCCTGCTATCCAGTAGAGCATTCCAGCCCTTGATGGCTTCACGTAGATGAGCCTTCCAGCCTGCTTATACCTGGTTATGTTCACCGTGATTTCTGTGCCACCCTTGTATGCTGTTATGTCTTCCACTCCCCAGGCTTCCGTAAACCCGGTTGAAGGGTCGTAGCTTCCGTATTCCACCTGCCCTGCTGGTGCTTCGTCCATCAATGCAAATCGGATGCTGATTGTCGTCATAGCAGTTTTCGTGTCTCCACTGGCGCAAAGGATGCCTGCACCGATAGATTCTGATAAAATCGGGTCGGGTGCTGGTATGGTCGGATTGGTTTCCGCCTCGGTTGTTCCTGCATCCGCAGCAAGGCTCACGATGTTCTTGTTGGTGTCGAGTATTGCCCAGGTTCGATAGTCTCCCTTTCCCAACACTTTGCTGATGGTCGCTCTCATTCCAGCCTCGAAAGGTATGATTGCGCAAAGGTAGGTCTCATCGGTCAACACCTCGCCCGACACGTACTTCCCGACCTCTGTTCCTGTTCTTATCTTACCGTCAACGAGTGAATATGTCGTGTTGCTGTTCCCTCCAACGTTGCGGTCATAGCCCTGCCACTCCTCGCTTGATGTCTTGACCGCTGCAGCGTCATAGGTTCCATAGAAAACTCCCTCGGAAATCGCCTTCTCGTAGGTGTAGGAGCTGTTGTTTCTGTTGAACCGCAGATACTTCGTGCAATTCAACTCGTTCAGCTTCAAATCGGACGATTGCAGCGTTGCCAATGCCTGGAACAATCCCCAATAAATCGAAATTTCGATGGTTTCCTTTACGCTCAGGACGCTTGCCCTTCCATTGTGGATAATCTCAAGTCCGTTACGGAAATAACGTGCTGAGTGGAAAATATAGGGGTATTTGCTGCTTGTGCTCGGTTTTCCTGCGAACTCCAGAACCGCCATATTGTGTGCTGTCGTTGGCAGGTTGATGGTGTATGTCGTGTTGGCGGTCATTTTCGTGATGTCACGGAAAAGGTTGCTCTTGATGTCAAGCGTGATTGCCGTTTCCTCGCTCATATCCATCAAGATGCCATCGATGTAAAGTTGCTGGTCTGTCATAGTTGCTGAATCTGTGTATTGTTAATAACCAGGTTGCAGACGAAATCCTGCAACTCTGCCGTTGTCTTGGTGTACGTTCCTGCCTTGATTGTCACGCTCTGCCAGTTGTTGTCCCCGAGGTACATATCAACGACCGGGCTGGTTGCCACGTCTTGCAGGAAATCGAACGTCTCGCTGTCCACAAGCGGTGCGCAAAGCGGTATGGTGTCCTCCCTGCTGTAGCCCTGCCTTCTGCCGTTCGCTCCGAGGTAGCCGAATATCGTATCGTCATACTCTCCTAGGTTGTTGCGAATGAAGCTGGTGTCGCTGCTTATCGCCCTGCTCTCATCGCCTTGCGTGAATAGCCAGTAACGGTAAAAGCCGTGTCGGTCAACCCACCGAAGATAAATGCCCTTCTCCGTGTCGTTTCTTTCTATCCTTGCAAGGAGAGACTGCTTGCCACCGACCGCCATCGCAAAGGTAAGGTCGAAAACGTCCGTGAACGTTCCCTGCTCTATCTTTCCATCGTAGTCGTAGATGTTCCAGTACCTCGCCTTGCTTGGCAGAACGCTGGCATTGATGTCCACGATGCCAGCGATGCCCGGCTTAACTAACTTGTTTGGTGCTCCCTCGTAGCCGACAAGTATCTGGGAAGCCGCATTGAGATAAAGACCAAAGGAGAATGGGAAATGCGTGAACCAAGTGAGCCTCTTGAATCCGTTCCACGTCTCGCCTGCCCTCATCGCTCCCCACACGTAGAAGGTCGTGTAGCTGAATGTAGCAAGGTCGCTCCCCTCGCTGTCCTTGACCTTCACGGAAATATTGAACGCTGCCCCGAGATTGCTCTGCTGGCTCACCTTGGTGTAGTCAAGGTTCCCGAAGCTGATGCCATCGAAGAGTGCCTGCACATATTCCCGGTAGTCCATGATGCAGTTCTCTGCAAACGCTTCCACGCTGTACGTGTGCGCCCTGGTCTCCCTGCTGATGGTTGTCTCGATGCTCGCAACGCCCGAGCCGCTTGCCTTGATGATGCAGGGAAGGAATGCGAAGCCTACAGCGTCCGCATACTTAATCGTGATGCCGTTTTTCGTTGTCTGTCTCATACCGTCTCATTGTTTAGTTTGATACTCCCCACCGACTGGTGGATTAAGAAAATAAGTCGCTGCCCCAGCCGTTTCATCGTGTCGGGCACAACGTTGCTGTACACGTCAGCCCTGCCGCCAGTGCGGTGCAGTCTAGAACCCTTGTTGGCGATGGTGTGGGAAATAGCCCATGCCATACTCATATCGCCACGCTCTTGCGGTGTGTACTTGTGCGGTCGCTGGGTCTTGTAGGGGATAGGTGTGCCGTGCAGCCCCTTGTCCTTCATCCACTGGCGGATGATGCCACGGAAGCCGTATGGTATCTTTCCTGCCCTTCGTCCAGTCTCCAGCACACCGAATGGCTTGTGTCCCCATAGGATGGTCTCATCCTCGCTGGGCTGCTCCACCTTTAGGCTCGCTATGGTGCGCCCCGATGCGTTCTGTCCGTTGATTCTGATGTGGTTGATGATAAGCTGCCGTGCTCTCTCCACTTCCTCCCTCATTATCAGCGATGCCGCCTTGGGGTCGAATTGAATACCTCCCTTGCTCATACCACACACCCTCCTATGCTCTGTGTCAGTTGCAGGGAGTACATTACGCCCGACACGATCGTGCTCAAACGCTCGATGATGGTCTCGTAGTACTGCTGCCCTTCCAATGGTTCGAACTGGTGCGACTGGTTGATGGCTCGTATCATCCTTGCCCCTGCCACCTTCATTCGGTCGATGCACTCTCCGTTGTCTTCTCCTTCCGCTCCCCTCGGTACGGTGTCGAGATAAGCCAGGGCAACGTTCACGGTGTCGTAAACCCTGCCGTTGCGTATCTCTGTCGTGCCGCTGGCAGGGATGATGCACACGATTGCCGGGTAGCTCAGCTTCTCCAGCTTGGTGTCCGCTGTGTCCCAGTCCTCGAAAAGGTAGGTGTAGTCCGGTAGCGTGTCTGCTGCCAGCTGCTTCAATGTCTCTCTGATTGTTGTTGCCATAATTATCTTGATTTACGTTTCATCTCCTCCGCCTGCAACTTCTGCAGGTTCCGCTCGTAGAGACTTCTCTTGTTGTCCATCTCCATACACTTGTAGATGCGAAGCCACGGTGTCTTCAGAACTTGGTCGTGGTCGCTGATGCCCATCCTCACTGCATACCAGTCCAGCATGCCGAATAAGCCGAAGCGCAGGGTGTCGATGCCAGCCTCCTTCTCCAGTCTCGTTGGCTTCGCTGTGTCGGTGCTCTCGAAGAGCTTGTTGATGCGCTCAACCTCTGCTGTTACCCATCCGATTAGCATAACGACATCAACCGCCCTAGCCTGCTCCACTTCCTTGTGGCTCAGACCGAGGACGGTTGTCACTATCTGATACAGACTTTCCTCGCTGTCTGATAGCTGGGAAAGGTCAATCAGCTGCCCGATGGATAGCTGGTTGAGATTGTCGGGCACTTGTTTCTCCCCGACAAACGCTGGTCGTGGCTGCTTGCCGATTTTATAGCTGGTGTGCCTTGCCACTGCCAGCCAGTACTTGAATGTAGTGTTCTTATCCATACGCTTTATAATTTTGTCGTAGTTATTGTCTCAATACGTGCGCCCTAGCCGTTCCGTGGCTCGCTACGGATAGCTTCTTCAAGGCTACGTATCGTATTGCGTCTATGCCGTGGTTGAATGCGTCTATAGGCTGGTTCGTGGTCTCTCCATCCCTTGACTTCTTCCACTTGTATTGCTGCATATTCTCGATGATGCCGTGGCTTCGTCTGGTTATGTTGATGCGGAAACGCTTCAAGATGTCGATGCCGTTGTTGATACTGTCCGCTCCCTTGGTGCTGCCTATTATCCACAGCCCTTGGTTGTGTATCTCCTGAATGCTCTTAGGCTCTGCCGAATCTGCCACGATAAGGTCTCGTTTCGTCAGTCCTTGCTCCTTGCAGCGGTCTGCGATGTCTTCGTTCGTCAATCCGGGCTGGTAGATTTCCTCGTCCACCCATAACTCTCCGTGTGCGAGAATAACGTGCTCCAGAGCAGTTGGGTCGTTAGTGAATCCGAAGTCCATACCCCTGCACTCCATCTTCCACTCCTCCCTTGGTGGCAGCTTGTCAACGATACCCCAGTTGGTGAAGATAAGCCCGGTTATCTTTCCGGTCAGTCCACGCGCATATACTCTCCAAAGTTCGGGGTCGTCAATCTCCTCAATCTTCTTGTGCTCCTGCTCAGTAAGGAATCGGTTGTTTCGGTGGTCGCTCAGTATCAAACGGCAGTCATCCCTTCCGATGATGTTGTTGTGCACCCAAAACCTTGCGCTTGGATTGTAATCGATGAACACCTGCTTTCGGGTTCGGATTGCAAGCTGCCAAAACACTTCGTAGGGCACACCGTTCGCCTCGTTCACGAACAGGTAGTCACGCTTACCGTTCTTGGCATCCTGCGCATCCTGGTAACTCTTGAACTCGATGATTGAGCCGTTTTTCCCTCGGTAGCTGCTGTCGCTCTTGTTGTTCTTGAACCAGTCAAGAAGCTCTGCCCTTGTGTGCAGGATGGTGTCTAGGTCTCGCATGGCTCCCACCTTCAAGTTCGGGAGGTCTTGACCGCACACCGTGATAATTGCCATCGGATGCTCGAAAGAAAGCACTATAAGACGCTGCATAATGGTGTATGTCTTCCCCGAGGACGTGCCTCCTTGGTTCACGAGAAACCTTGGCTTCACGTCCGCATTCGGGGCGTACAACTCACCAATAACGTCAAATAGTGCCATTCTTCAAACAAACTAAAACTTAAAACAATTTATGGTAAAATTAATCTATATCCAATCCCTCACGCTCGATTACTTCCTGCTCGCTGGATGCACACTCGTGCCCCGAGTTTATGTAGCGTACCTCGATGCCGCCTTGGAAGCCTGCGTTCAGGTCGAGCACAACCTTATCCAGTCCGAGCAGCTTGCAAATCTGCGTCTCAGCTTTTAGGATGATGTCAAGATACCTTGGGTCTCCGAGTCCTCGCTTCTCAGCATCGTACATTATCGCCTTGACGGTCTCCATCGTTACCTGCCCAGTTGCAGGATTCTCGCTTGGCAGTCCGACTTGCGTCTGTGTCTTGCCGTGGTAGTCTTCCTTGGATTTCTCCCACGCATCCCAGGCTTCACGTATTACAAGCTTCAATCTTGCGACCTCGCTGGTTATTTTCTCATCCGTGTCGGTCAGTCTCTCTTCCCTCCACTCCTTCAATAACCGCTGAATGTCGCAGTGCGCTTGATTGTATTTCGGTCTGTCGAGCCGTTTTCTCACCTCTGCCGTGATTTCTCGCTCCGTCCATCCCTTGCGGTATAATGGTGCGATAATCTGCAAGCGGTTTTCGATGTCGATTTTCTGCGCTCGATGTTTGTTGTTATTACCTTGTGGCATACGATTCTTAAAATTTAGCTCCGTTGTACTTGTATACGATGTTCCCCTCGCTGTCTCGTTCGTCAGCTGGTACCATAGCCCCTTCGAACATCTTGTATGGCGAGTGCGCTGCCTGCGGATTGTTCCAGCACCACTTCATATAGTCGGCTGCGCTCATCGTGTAATACTTCGAGTATTTTTCACGTGTTCCCAGGTTCATCGCCTTCTCCAGTCTCGCCCTCAAAAGGTTCTCTGCATCAAGCTTGATGTCGCTCCACCTCACGTATCCCTTGCGCTTGCAAATGTTCAGTGCTTCGCACATCTGCCCCCTGCTGTAGTTCCACGTTGGCGGCAATCCACAGCAACTTCCGTTGTGGCAAAGTTCCTTGAAGTGTGCGTCCGATACATAAAAGCGCATTCCCAGCTGGTCGCACAGTTCCTTCATATTCCTGAAGAACGGTTCTTTAACCTTGCGGTTAAGTCTAAGATAGCCGGATTGTACGCTGTACTTCTTGTAGAATGCGAGAATGTCGAAACCTGCCATCTTGCTGATGGTAGGCAACAATTCCCTCAGTGTCGGGCTTCTCGTCTCCAGGCAAAAGAACTCGGTGCTCAAGGCTGTAGCCCCTCTGTTGAATGCTTCCTTGATAAGGTCGAGGTACGTTGGCGTGCTCACTCCGATGATGAAGGGTCTCAGTCTCAGCGTTGCCCCTCCTGCCCCTGCATTGGCGATGCGCTCGATGGCTTCCAGTCGTGCTTGTGGGCTTTCCACCCCTCGCTCTATTACTCTAGCCTTCTCTGCATCGCTGGTAATGATTGAGAACTTGAAGTTCCAGTTCTTCTGCCCTCTGATCAAGTCCATATATCGCTCATCCTTGGTGAACCATGCTCCCTTGGTCGAGAAGCAAAGCGGATAGTCTATATCCTTGAAGAAACGCAAAAGCTCCAGTGTCGTTCCATACTTCCGTTCGAAGTTGTCGAACTGGTCGCTCATACTTCCCCACTGCATAACCTTGCGAGCCTTGATGTATGGCGCAAAGTCTCCACCGTGCTTGTCGGGGTCAATAAACATTCGCTTGATGCGCTCAACGCTCACGTCCTTAACCTCCTTGTGCAGGTATTCCTTCTTCTTACTGCCAATACCTCGCTGGTTCTGAGCAAAACAATACATACAGCCAAAGCTGCAATTATTGTAAGTATCAAAAGCCATTGGCATTGAGCAATCGGGAAACTCGTATGTTATTCTTGGAGTGTTGCAATAATGTTCTTCCATATCCTCATAAATTTATTTTATCGATGATAAAGTCTGCGATTTGGTCTGCTGTCAGCTTCGTGGTGTCTATCGCTACAACGTCACACCCAGCAGTTTGCCATTTCTTTGCCGAGTGTGCCGATTCTCGCTGTCCCCGGATAATATCCTTGCTCAACGTTCCGTTAGACCGTTCTGCGAGCCTTTTCTGGATTTCTTGCAATGGTGCGTATAAGAAGATTACAATCTGTCTGTCTGCATTGAACATTGCGTGCGTCAAGTTCGGACCCCAGCATTTAAGTCTCATCCCTTCGCAAATGATGCAGTCGGTGCTTTCCAGTGCCTTCTTCACGATGTCCCGAAGTATGGTCGTACCGTTCAGATTGTCAACACCTCCGTACTTAACATCGTATCGCCCTGCAAATGCAACTCCATCCCTGGTGCTGCTTATTCCGTCCTTGTAGCTTTCAACGCCACCAAAGCTTTCTATCAGCTTTCGGGCAACGGTGCTCTTTCCGCTGGCGTTGGTTCCGATTATGAAAACACAAGTCTTTCTCATATTCGAGTTATTTTTATTAAATTTCGTCTCTGTCGGATTGAATTGTTCCGAGCGGATAGTTTATCCATTTCAAGCGTTTCTCCGACTTAAACGCGAAAATTCCGACTATTCGGGTTTTTCTTTGAGTTCTTCCACGTCAAAGTTGCGCTTCTCGATTGCGTCAAGTCCCAGCATATCTGCCACGGCTTTTGCGTCCTCGCTGCGATATACGATGATGATGCGCTGCTCTTCGTCCTCTTCCGGCTCGTAGGTCGTGGCTTCCTGCTGGATTTCCCAGGGGTTCAATCCCCATCGCTGCATATCGTCCACGTCAAACGCTCCCTTCAGCTTCTCTTCATCCCAGCTGCCAAAATAGACGTTATCCTTGATGATGAACTCGTCCGTCTCTTCATCGGATAGGCTGTCAGCCATAACGACCTCGACCTTTGGTTCTGCCTTCCACTTCTCCCAGTGGCTGCAAAGCTGCTGCTTCTCTCCATCTGTCAGTTTCACGGCAACGGTTTCTATTGCGTTCTTGATAGCTTCGCCTTCCATCTGCTCGATGTTGAGAAGGGCACGGAAGCGCATGTTTCCTCCGAGGATAACTCGGTTCTCATTGCATACGATTGGTCTCATCTGCAACATCTTCGGAAACGTCAGAATACTCTCAACGAGCTTCTGCATCTGCTGTGACTCTATTGTGCGTGGGTTGTCTTGGTTCTCCACAAGGTCGTGCAGGTTGATGTTCTCGATTCTATTCTTCTCCATTGTCTTCCTCCTTTCCTTCTTGTCTTGGTTTCAGTTCGTCAAAGTTCCAGACGATGCGGTCGATATGATCAACTCCCAGCAGCTTGGCAAGGAATGGTTCATCGGCTGGCTTGTAGTGAATGATTACATTCTCACGTGGCAGAACGCCATCGCCCATTATCGTTGGCAAGTCGTCAGGAGTCAAGTCTTGCCCTTCGATTTCGGGCGGTAGTTCCCCTGCGAATGGGTCGCCCTCTTGGTCGTCCTTGTCTTTCTTCTTGCACTTGCTGGTGCTGCTTGTTTCCGCTGGTGCTGGGTTCCAGACTGGCATACCCCAGTTCTGAAGCTGTGCGCTGTCCCATCGGTTCGCCAGGTCGTTGAAGTCCCAGTTACCGAAGGATAGATTGTCTTTAATCATAAACTCCTGCTTCTGTGCTTCCGTCAAGTCTGATGCACTCACCACGGTAACTGTAGGCTGTTGCTGCCATCCCTGCCAGTACTCCATCAATGCGGATTGCTCCTCATCGGATAGACGCTGCTCTGCATCCAGCTTCACTTGAATGCTTGCTTCGTCCATCGTGACAATGTGCTGCAAGGCTTTCAGTCGCATATTTCCACCCAGTGCGTGGAATGTCTCATCAACAACAATCGGGCGCAGGGTCAGCATTCGTGGAAACACGATGATGCTCTGCACCAGCTTCTGAAAGTTCGCTTGGCTTATCTCCCTAGGGTTCACTTCGTTCTCGCTGACCCTCGATAGTGCGATTTCTTCTGTTTTCATTTTCTTCTTGTTTTAAGTTCGAAAAACTGCTTATTTGGTAAACATTGGCGCAAAGATACGACTTTTTCGCTTTAGTTGTTCGTTCTTCGCACGTTTTTAACTTTTTCCAACACTTCGTTTTATTTTATCCATCAAAGGCTCTGATGGTCTTCTGAAGGGTTGTCAGTGGCTTCTTTGGCTTGACCTTGACCGGGTATCCTGCGCACACCCAGGCGAGGAGGAGTGCGTCTCTCTGGTCTTGGTTCATTCTCGGGAGCTTTCCGTCTGAGCTGATGAAGTAGGCGATTTCGTCTTGTGTTATTTTTCCGTCCTTGCCTTTCCAGCACTTCTTCAGCGGCTTGATTATCTCGTATGGGATATTGTAGTGCTCGCAGCATTCTACGATAAGGATTCCGGTCTGATGGTTCATCCCGGTTGAGCGTCCGATGGCTGCTGCCTTGACTGCCGTCATAAATCTGTTTAGCACGTGCCAGTTGCTCTTGTTAAGCCAGCCGCCTTCAATGACGACCTTAACCTTTTTGCAGCTCTCGTTCATAGCCTTGAGGTAATCTATCAAAGCTGGAAAGTTCATTTTATAGGCGAGAAACTTCTTGTCGTCAAATACTGCTCCGACACCGCTCTCTTGGTTGTCTGGGTCGATTCCGATTATAACTGTTCCTTTTTCCATTTCGTTTTCCATTTGTTTTATTTTTGATTTTCTTTTTCTGTTATTTTCTTGAAATTTTCGTTCTAAGCCGCTATCTCTGTGTCTGTGGGTAGTTGTTCGGGTTGAGGAGTCCTACGTGCGTATGTGCGCTTGTGCGCTAGCTCCCTAATATTCCTATCCTCTACCCTATAGTCCCTTCTCCTTTCATCGTCTTGCAGGCTTGAAACGGAAAAATCGAGGGAGTGCCTGGCGATTTGCAAAATAAAGAATATCTCGTACCGAATGAGCTTATCCTACAAACACTCCCCCTTTGGGTTGCAGGAAGTTCCCGATGTTCCTTGTTTCGGGATTCCTGCACTTAGCTGTCTTCTGTTATTTCTTTTTCTTCGTGCTACACCTCGCTTTCTTTTTAATCGGAATGAATGCCGGACGACTCTCGTCTTTCCGATCTGCCAGATTAAAAAATTATTAAGTGAATACATTGAGCGCAAAGATACAGTCTCAAATGTGTTATACTTGATGTTGTTTGCCGTTTGCGGCATTCATTCGCTGGTTAAGTACTTATCTTACTGCTTGGAGCAAGGATTGCTCCTTCTTTCTCCTTACACGCTCTGCAAGCCACTTGAAGTGCTCTGCCGCCTGCGGATCACGGAAAATGGAAGCCTGCGCTTCCAGGCTTGCCCTATCCAGCTTCTTTCTTTCGGCTTCAATTCTCCGCAGCTTCTTCTGCTTGTCGTTGTAGCCCTTGACCTTTTCGGGGTTCGCCTTTCTCCAGTCGCTCGCAAGCTCAATCAATCTCTGTCGGTTCTTGCGGTAATACTCCGAGTTGTACTGAGAGACGTTGCGCCTTATACGCTGCCTTTTTCCGTACTCTCTGATTCTGTCGGGGTTCGCCCTTCTCCATTCCCGGTTTCTCCTCATCATTTCTTCACGGTGTAGGACGTAGTATCTGCGTGCTCTCTCACGATTGTGCTCTCTGAGTTCCTCGTCAGTGTACTTCTTCTTTCTTCCCATTGCATTCCTTGATGTCTTGGTGTTCAACATATCGCCTGCAAGGTGGGCAGTACCTGCCGTTGATGCAGTTCCGCCCATCCTCGCAAGCCTTGCACAGTTCGCTCGCCATACTCCCTAGAATGATAGGTTCTCGGTGTCGCAGTCAGTGAAGGCAAGGTGCTCATTGCCCTCGTATGAGATGCAGGCGGTGAAGTCTGCTGGCTTTCCTCTATGTAAAGGCAATACGTTGTATCTCCACGCAAAGTCCTCTCCACGGTCACGGACAAAGAACGCTGGTATCCACTTGCATCTCCCTCCGTTCCTCACCAGCACCTTGTCGAAAGGCTTGAATGGTGGCTGCTCCTTGCTCTTCTCCAATAGGGTGCAAGCCTCCTGGAACGTGACGGCTTCGCCCTCTGTTGCTTCTCGAAGTTCATCGTGTACGCTGATACGCAGGTCGAAGGCTTGGTCGGTCACGAACTTCTCGTTCTCTATTTCGTACTGGTTGCCGAATGATAAAGTATCCTCGCTCTCGTTCTTGCCGATGAGCTTGCCGATGATTGTCAGCTCTCCGTCCTCGTCTTCCTCATTGAAAACGTAGAGTTTGCCCAACTCAAACACTGGCTTCTTCTTCGGCTTCTCTACTTCCAGGGTCTCACGGTTCAGCTTTCCACCGAGTCGTTCTTCAACGAATCGGATATATCCTGCTGGATCATCGCTCTTGACAAAATCGGCTGTTCGGAAAGTCCCATGACTTGTGTAGATACATTCTTTCTCCTTGAGGTATACTCCGACAAACTTCATCTTCGTGTCATCCTCGTATTTCACGAAAATGCAGGTGCCCTGCGTGTCCTTACCTACATACTCCAGCACGTCTCCCTTCTTCCAGGCAAACTTGCTCCAGTCTCTCATTTTATCGGATGGGAAAAGCATTACTTCGCCTCCATCCATCCATCTGCCGTTCTTGTTGTAGGTGTACTCTCCGTTCTTGTCCGTAGTCCAGATTGCTTCCCCTGCTTCCTTGTTGGTTGCAAGATAAGCGAATACAACATTTCCGCACATTGGCGTATATAACTTAGTGCCAACAGGCACACCCTTCAAAATCTCGTAAATATCAAAATCTTTCTGTTCCATAATCTGAATGTTTTTATTGTTTGTTATTCTTGTTTCTTTTGTCTGTTACAGCTTGGTGCGTCCCAGTTTCTTGTACAGTTCCACCAGCTCCAGGGTATCGAGCCAGAAGTCGGTGTTGCCAACATATACGTGATGGCGGTGGCTGTCCGTGATGATTTCTATCTTTTTCATTTTCAACTACGTTTAAAATTGTTCGTGTCCGCATTGTAATCCTTTAGGATACATTCTAGAGCCTTGATTTCATCATCTGCCAACCAGATGTCTCTGTTGTCGATTGACAGATGATGAAGACCGCATTCACGGACAAGTATGATATTATTAACTCTGTTCATAGATAACTATTTAAAAAGTTCCATCTGTGGATGAACGATGTCTGCCCGCTTCTTCTTGGCTGCACAGATGAGAAGGTTAACGTTCTTGGTTCCAGCCTTCTCCGAAAGGTAGCCGATGATGTAGGTCAGTGCATCCTGAACCGCTTCTGCCTCATTGCCGTAGAAGATGCTGATGGTATCATATCTGCTCGGGTAGCCGACCGGGCTGTCATACCCGGTCTTTCCGTTCTGAATACTGAACCCCCATATCCATCCGAACTGCGTCTTGGCGGTCGTCACCTTCCATCCCCAGTTATCTGCACCCTCTACGGAATACTCGATTACGTGCGGATTGATGCAGAAATCCTTGATGGTGTACTTGAAGCCTTCGTACTCTGCGACCGGCTTCTTGATGTCGTAGCCGTTATCGGTCAACCACTTGAACCAGTCGTCCGAGGTCTTGAACACAAGCCCAGCGGCACGGCATTCGTGAAAAAACAACTCGTTCATAACTATACCTCCTGAATGAAACTGACAAGTTTCTCTTGCTGCTCAAGTGTCATTGCGTCTGCGATGCGCTCGGCACAATCTCGTCTGTCTGAATCATCCAATCGCTTGAATGCGTTAACAATGATGTCGATAGTTGTTTCATCGTCAAGCAACAAAAGATTGGTCTCTAGCACATCCTTTTGGGTGTCTTCGTCTGATAAGTTATCAAACATATCGGTCAAGTATTCCACTTGGTCATTTTCCGATAAACCGTTGAACATTTCCTCAAGGTCGATGTCAATGCTCTGATTATTGTATTCTGCCATAATTCTTTCGTTTTAAGCGTTTAAAATCTGTTTGCCTTATAATTTACCGTCCGAACCGAGAAAACGGCTCAGAGCGGCTTATTTAGCCCTCATTCGTTATTTTTCGGGCTTCCAGTCGATGCCAAGTCGCTGCAGAACTCCCTTCTCGTAGAATCTCTCCAGTGAATCCTTGGCTGGCTTGTTCCGTGGGTTCTTCTTCAAGTCGGCAAGGTTCTGCTGGATTACCCATCGGAACTTGTCGTCCTGGCTCTGCTGGGGTGCTGGCTGTCGGTGCTTGGCTTGCTCGTAGCGTTCCCCGATGCTCGGTCTTGCCGTTGCCGCTGGATCCTGCGCCCTGGCTTCTGCCAATTGCGGCTGCTGGCTTGCAGCTGGCTTGGTGTTGTCGTAGTTGCCCTCCAGCACCTTCGGAAAATACTTCCTTGTCATTACCCAGTCGTATGATGCCCAGGAATGCCCTGCGTTCAGATAGTCGCTAGCCATAGCCTTGTCGATGGCTAGGTAAATCTTGGAAATATCTCCCTTGCAGTCCTTGAGCCTTCCTCTGATTGCCTCCTTGCGGTTGTCCGTCATCAGCGTAAGCCTTCGCATTGCGCTGTTGGTCTTGTCGTGCTGCTCGTTCCAGTAGTCCTTGATGGCTACGTAGTCGATTTCGCCTTTCTTGGATTTCTTCTTCTCAGAACTTTTCCGCGGCTCTTCTGCAGCGCAAACGTTTTTCTCGGAAAAACTTTGCATAGAAGCTTCTTTAGAAGGTTCTAATATATTATCTGTTTCTTTAGAAACATCATTATCATCAACATTATCATTTACATATTCATTATCATATACATTATCATTATGCAATGCAATTTCTGCATTTGCATCCAATTGCATGCTTTTGTATGCTTTTGTATGCTTTTGCTGCGGCTCTTCTGCATTTGCATCCAATTGCTTTTTTTGCCAACGTTTCTGTGCATTTGCACGCAGCTTTTCTCGCTTTTCATTGTACTTGGCTTGGTTTCGCTCCATATCATCCTTGATAAAGGCGAAAGCCATACGTAATGTTGGCTCCAGGTTGATTACCTCGCCATCCCTTGCGTAGATGAAAATCGCCCTCATAAGTTTTCCAAGTTGCTCATCCGTAAGCCCCTCGATGATGGCGTAGTATGATGTGTATAAGATAAATGAATCGTTCATAATTTTATTCTGATAATGATAATTTCTTTTCCAGCTTCCGTTTGAGAACGGTAGCCATACGGATTTTGTTCCGCTGACTTGTGTCGGTCGGTGCTGTCACTTTCCCACCTAGGGAAATATAATTCTCCAGTTGGGAAATTATATTCCTTAGGTCGGTTTTTGATATAGGAACGCTAGCCATAAGCCCTGCCTTTACTTGATGAGCAATCTTCTTGCCCCCTGCACCTGCTTGATGTAGGCAGCGCATTCCTCGGGATGGTCTGTCTGAAAAGCCTTGGCATCGAACTTCTCGCTTGCCTTCGGTGCTTTCCAAGTTGCCAGCGTCTTGCCGTTTCCGTCCACGATGCTCTCTGCGTCCCCAAAGAACAGCTTCAAGTTGTCCTCGATCTCCTTCTGTCGGTTCTCCAGTGCCTTGCCCTTCTCCTTGATGTCTTTCAGCTCGATGAGCATATCCCCGACTTCGGCTGTGGCTTCAATCTCCTTTCCTGCCTTGTGCAGTGGAGACATCAGGAGAACGTCTTGTGCGCTGTATGCAGGTGGCTCTTGGTTGCCAACGATGTAGTCAAGCCAAAACTTGGTTATCTCGTCCCTCATCCATCCGAAGAACTCGGGGTCGAAATCGATGTCACGGTAGCCGAACTCCCTGCCTGCTGTCAGCCAGGCAAGTGCTCCATCTTTGTACTCGCCCACTCCGAGGTTCATTTGTAACTGGCAGAACCAGTGCTTCGGAAGGTCGTCTGCATCTATCTGCATCTGCGTTGTCTTGCACTCCAGGATGCTCTTGCTCGCCTCGTTGTGCGTTGCCCCGGCTCTCCAGAAGGTGCGGTCTGGGCTTACTCTCAGATATGGCGCATCGGTGTTCGTGATGGTGTAGTCGTCCGTGCTCGCCTTGATGATGTGGCAGTGGCTCTCTCGCTGGAAGAACTGCGCCACGGCATCCTCCAGCAGGTGTCCTGCAACCATCGCAAAGTTCTCAACCTTTGGTGGGTCGATGCCCTTCTTGCGTCTCCACAACTGGTATGGGGTCTCCCATGGGTTCAGTCCCAGCACCGTGCCTGCCTCTGATGCACCTATTCCGTTCGAGCGGTTCTGCAACCACTCCTCTCTGTTCTTGTACTTGATAATCTGTTTCATTGTCTGAATGTTTTTATTTATCCATTAAGAATCTTCTTGCTACTTCGATAATAAGCTGGCGAAAGTCTTCATCCATTTCCATTATCTGAGCAATTCCTTTTGTAAGGATGTCGGTTTTGTAGGAGTAAGAAATATGTAAATCGCAGTCTCGTTTTCCTTCTTCGTCCGTATCTCCAGTTATCTCAACTGCAATCTGCAAAAAGTTTCTGTCTTCCTCGTTCCCCTCGACCCATACCTTGTAACCATCTGCGGTTCTATAGAAGTACTTGTCGATGGTGCTCTCTCGTCTCTGATTGTCTGTTTCGTTCTGTTTCTTCATTTGATTTACTGAATGTTTAAAAAGTTGCCACGGCTTCCCTTTGTCTCGATGGGAACCCACCCCATAGGTTGCACCGTGGCGGTTCGGGCTTATCATTATAGTAAAATGGCTTATTTCTTCGCTGCCGTGCCAGTCTTGCCCTGGCTGCGGCTCATTGCCTGCTGCGCCTTATTCTTTGCATCATCGGCTGCTGCCTGCGCCTGCTGTGCGATGGCTTCCTGCTGCTTTGGCTTCTTGAAGGTTTCCTCTACGGTGGTCGTGCCTTCCTTGATGGCGTTGTACACACCACCCAGCTTCTGAATGTCCTCTGCCGTGACTTCCTCGGCTGATTTCCTGCCCAGGTATTCCAGCAGCATAAGGTCAGTCACTTGGTACACCTGGAAGCAGGCAACGCAGCTCTTCCACTGGCTCTGCACGCCAGTCTGCTTGATGTGCTCGAGAGCCTTCGCCTGCACCTCCTTGACTACGCTTGAAATCAATACCTGCGGCACGACCTTGCAGATTGCGTTACGCTGGGCGATTGCAACCGCAGCATTGCCGACTACCACCTGCATATCCTGCGAGAAGGTGTAGCCCTTCGAGGTCAGAATGCTGCGCTTCACTTCCACGGAGTAGGCAACATTGCTCTCGAGGTCGTGGCAGATGCCTTGTGCCGTGATGGTCTTGCCATCGTTGGCGATGATGCGACCCGCGATGCGGAGGTTCTTCCAGCAGGCAGATATAATCTCAGTGAATCTCACGCTCGGACCCTCGATAATAGAAACCTGTCCGTCCTTGCCCTTGCGTTCGAGGTGATAGAAGCAGTTGTATGCCACATCATCGTCCATCGCTGCCAGTGCTACCATATTCTGCTTGCACTGTGCAATGTCTCTCGGGAACTTGTGCGCTGTGGCAATCTGTCCGTCAATCTCCGAGCGGTTGATGGCTTCCAGCATTTCGCCACCGCTTACTTGAATAATCTCATTTTCCATAATTCGTTCAATTTCTAGTTCAACATAATCTTTTAATTAACTCTGGTGGAAGGCTGGGGATTCGAACCCCAGTTGACTGCCAAAACTTACCCCACCCTTACCTGCTGCCGATGGATGCCCTTCCTTTGTAGGGCGCACGCTGTCAGTTTCCGCATATTTGCAGTAAACACTAACAACGAAAAAACATTAACCATTCTAACCAATATGAATCTTTGCGTGCGCCCTTTGCCCACCGCTGTGGGGATTTTAGTTTCAAATAACCGTTATAACTAACATATCATTTATGAAGCCTAAACAAGTTGAGTCATAAGAATGTCGAGCCTGCTTTCGCTGAAAGCGTCCATCGGGTTTTGGTCTGCGTACTGGCTGTTCTCCTCCAGCCAGTCGTCCATCACGTCCTTATAGTTGACGCAGCCCTCGATGGCTTCCTCCAGCCGCTCGCTGTCGTTATTGCTGCCCTTGTGCGTCACGACCGCAATGTTGCCCACGCTGTCGCACCATACGCAGATGCCTCCTGCATTGGTCTTGATGTCCACCCTTGCAACCGCTGGTCGCTGTGGGTCTCTGTCTATCTCCAGCCAGATGGCTTCGTACATCTTCTTTCTGCACTCCTCGATTATCTTCCTCATTCGTTACCTCCTCTCTGATTGAATATGTAACTTTGGAAGGTCTCACGGCACGACTTCAATACCTCGTTGTCCGTTCCGTCCAGTGGTATGAGCGGTATGTTATCCAGTGCCACGCAAAGGTTGCCTTGAAACTCTCTGTACTGGATTCTTCGCTCTGCCTCCAAATAGCACTTGTTGTTCAGTTCGCAGCACTTTCTGGTCTTGCGGTTCGCCTTCCAGTTAGTGATAAGCCAGCAGATGTCTGTGTACTTCACGATCATCCTGCGCATATTGATTGATAACTTGCTCATAGGGCAACCCTCCACGCTCTCTTGATTTCTGCGCCATCGATAACCTTGCGGTTGTCGATTCTACGGAACTTGACCTTCATCTTTCCAGCCTGCACCCATCTGCGCAGGGTGTTGCGGTGGATGCCCAATGCCTTGCAGGTCTCTGTCATTGTGTATCTGCCTGCATCAGCTACCTTTGGTTCTATGTTCGTCATATTATGCCCTCCAAAAGATTAAAATTGACCTGTTGGCGGAATTAAAAAACCGCCTGAAAATTAGTATATTTTTATGGAGAAAAAGTTGTGCATCTCGTTGATTTTAAGTAACTTTG